ATGAGTCCTACAAGGCACGCCTCGATCGCAGTGTTTGCCCGCCGTACTTCCTGCGTCTAGAGCAGATGCTGGCCGGCATGCTCACCCGCAAGCCGGTTCGCCTCGACAACGTCCCGGACATCATCCAGCAGCACCTCTACGACGTCGACCTCAACGGCTCTGACCTGAACGTCTACCTGCAGGAGCTAGCGCGCAAGGTCATCCGTTACGGCCACGTTGGCGTCCTAGTGGACTTCCCCCGTGGCGATGAAGGTGACAACACCCCCGTCACTGACTTCAGCCGCCCCTACTGGGTGTCGTACACCCCTCGCGACATCCTTGGCTGGCGCACCGACATCGTCAACGGCACACAGCAGTTGACCCAGCTGCGCCTGCATGAGCGCGTCACCGTGCCCTACGGCGAGTTTGGCGAAGAGCTGGTCTCCCAGGTGCGCGTGCTTGAACCCGGCCGGTTCCGCCTGTACCGCAAGCAAGCCTCCCGCAATCGCGACTGGGATCTGATCGCAGAAGGCGACACCACGCTGACTGAGATCCCCTTTGCGGTGGCCTATGCCAATCGCACCGGCACGCTTGAATCCACTCCGCCGCTGGAGGAGGTGGCCTGGCTCAACCTCAAGGCCTACCGCTGCGAATCCGACCAGTCCAACCTGCTGCACGTTGCAGCAACGCCGCGGTACAACCTCTTCGGTGTGCCGGCTGAAATTGATCAAATCGAAGCTGGCCCCAACAGCGCCACCGCTCTGCCAGCCGATGCCCGCGCTGAGTTCGCTGAACCGGTCGGCACGAGCTATGCCGCCCGCTTCAACGAAATCGATCGCATTGAAAAGCAGATCGCTGAACTAGGCCTTGCAGCGGTGCTTGGCCAGAACATGACCAACCAGGCGGCAGCGGCCAAAGCCATCGACCGCAGCCAAGGTGATGCAGCCCTGCAGTCGGTGGCGATTGGCCTGCAAAACCTGATTGACAGCTGCCTGCGCTATCACGCAGGGTTCCTCAACCTGCCGACCTACGGCAGCAGCAATGTCAACCGCGACTTTGTCTCGCAGCGCCTCGATCCAGCTGAGGTCAGCATGTTGCTGCAGCTGCGCCTCAACGGGGAGATCACTCAGCAGACGTTGCTGGAGCGCTTGGCAGAAGGTGAATGGATGACCAGCGACTTCAGCGTTGACATGGAGCTGGAAGCCACTGCAGCGCAGCTGGCTGCACGCCTGGAGGCCCAGCAGCAGCAGTTAGACAGCTCTCTCGACGAGATGCCATCAGAGCCCAATGCCTGAGCCATCGCAACGCATGCAACGGCTGCTCAAAGCCTTGGCCATCGCTGAAAGCTGCGGCAACCATTTCATGGCAGCCAACATCAAAGCAGCCATCCGCGAGCAGGAGCAGCAGGAGCGCTACGGCACCCATCTGCCCTAGCGGCAACCTAACCCGCACCTAAGGCCCTGTGGGTCCACATGCTCGACAACGACAACGCTCCTGTGGAGCAGTCTTCAACGCCTGATCCCTCTGCGCTTCAAGCTGAGGTGGAGGCCATGCGCAGCAAATACCGCGAACTGCTCGACGAGAAGAAGCGGTTGGCCAAGGCGGAAAAGCTGCTCGCTGATCTCCCTGAAGGCACTGACGTCAAAGCCTTGCTGGAGTTCAAGCAACGCGCTGAACAAGCCGAGCTGGAACAAAAAGGCCAGTACAGCGAGGCCCGCCAGAAGCTTGAAGCGCAGTTCCGTGATCGTGAAGCACAGCTGCAGCAGCGCATCGAAGCCCTAGAAGCCGAAACCCGTGAGCTGCGCGTGATCGGCCCCGCTGTTGCGGCCTTGGCCGAAACCGTTCACGACCCCGATGAGGTGATCCGCCTCAAGCTCAAGCCAGAGCAGATTGAGCGCGAAGCCGATGGCACCGTCGTCGTTGTCGACGGCTACCAGCGCACACCCATCAACGACTGGGCCAAATCCAGCCTGCCGCAATACCGCCTTAAAGCACCCAAGCCCGCCGGCACCGGTGCACCAGTCGGCCGCACCAGCGGTGACATCCCCACCGGCACCAAAAATCCCTTCTCACGCGAACACTTCAATCTCACAGAGCAAGCTCGCATCTATAAGACAGATCCTGAGCTTTATGCACGTCTGAAAGCAGCAGCTAAGCGTTGACCGTTTGGCATACTTACAGACAAGAGGGGTGGCTGTGCTAACCCCGAGGCTTGTGGCCACCAACAGCAAACCATTCCCCTAGGACATTCATCATGGCGACCCTGCGGTCGGATGTGATCGTGCCCGAGGTGTTTTCGGCCTACGTTGACGAGGCCGTTACCACCCGCAGCACGTTCCTGAACTCCGGCGTCATTCAACCTCTGGAGGTGCTTAATGCCTCTGAGCGTGATGGCGGTGACTACATCAACATCCCTTTCTGGACAGCCAACCTCACCGGTGACGCTGAGGTCCTGACCGATTCCAGCAGCCTGATCCCTGGCAAGATCACCGCTGCCAAGCAGGTGGCCCCGGTGCTGCACCGTGGTCGTGCTTGGGAAGTGCGTCTGCTGTCCACCCTGGCCTCCGCTGATGACCCGATGGCCGCCATCGGCAACAAGGTGGCCGATTACGTGGAGCACCAGCAGCAGAAGGATGTGTTTGCCATCCTCAAGGGCATTTTTGGCCCCCTGACCAGCAACACCACCGGTGCCCTCAAGGCCCTGGCCATTGATTCCAACGGTTCGCCGGTGTCCCTGAACCCCGGCAAGATCGCTGAGGCACGTGCTGCCCTGGGTGATCAAGGCGAGAAGCTGACCGCGATCGCCATGCACTCCAAGCAGTATTACGACCTGGTCGAGCGCAAAGCGATCGACTACGTGACTGCCAGCGAGGCTCGTCAGACCCCTGATGCCTCGATGCCGGATGCCTTCGGTGGCAGCGTGCAGAACGCTTATGCCGCTGACGTCAACGTGCCCTACTACATGGGCCTGCGTGTGATCGTCAGCGACGACGTGAACAACGATGGCACTAACTATGCCTCCTATCTGTTCACCCCCGGTGCAATGGCCACCGGCACCCAACTCGGCATTGTCACCGAGACCGACCGTGACATCCTGGCCCTCAGTGATGCCATGTCGATCCACTGGCACAACCTCTATCACCCGATGGGGATGAGCTACACCAGCGGCGGTGTCAACCCTGCCCGCTCGGTGCTCGAAACCGCTTCCAACTGGACTCAGGTCTACGAGACCAAGAACATTGGAATCGTGTCCATCGTCTCCAACCCTAACTTCTGAGGTGCTTAGAGATGGCTTCGATCTTTGAACTGGAAGACCCCAACTTTGGGCGTCTCACCGAAGAGCGCACCGTGGTGGCCGGCACTGATGCTGCCACCACCCTGACCGCTGCACAGAGCATTGGCTCGGTCATCACCGTGACCCCGACCACTGGTCGGACCTACACCACGGCGACCGCTGCAGCGATCATCAGCGAACTGGGTGCCAACGGCCGCGTTGGCCAATCCTTTGAGTTGACCATCGTCAACTTGGCAGGTGCAACCCACCCTGTCACCTTTGCCGGCGGCACTGGCGTCACCATCACCGGTGGCACCTCCGTGGCAGCCGCCAGCTCGGCCACCTATCTCGGCCGCGTTGCTTCTTCGACCACCGTTGTCTTCTACCGCAAGGGTGGCTGATGGGCATGTTCGCTTTTAAGCGACTGCGTGATCAGCTTCAGGAGGCTGCCTCTCAGGAGGTGGCCTCTTTTGCTGCAGAGCAGAGCACCCCACAGGAAGAACCTGTGCCCCCGCCGCGTCGGCGGCGTTCCAAGCGCGATGACAGCTGATGGCAGTCAAAGCCAAAGCAGGCTTGGGACAGCGGCTGTTTAAGCGTCAGCCCCCAAAGCGCACCAGACAGGGCTCTGGGCAGCACAGCAAGCCGTTCAGCGGTAAGCAGCGCCGCAAGCTGAGTCGCGGGCAAGGCCATGGCTGAGGGTGACCTGTCGCGTCAGGTGGAGGAGTTCCTGCGCAATGCCCTGCGGCAGAAAAAGCTGGAAGACCGTCTGATTAAACAGGCGCTCAGCGACCTTCGCCTGACCTTGGCATCGGTCGAGCGGGTGATTGGCAGCAGTGGTGTGCTGTCGGTTGGCCCCAACCGTGATCAGACCATTGCGGCGGTGGTGGCGGCCGTGACACGCAGCGTCCGTGATGCCTGGGGCATCCCCCAGCTCGGTGCACTGCAAGAGGCCTTGGCACCCTTTGTCGAGCAGCAGCTGGAGTTTGCACGGCGCATGGTCACCATGGCTGGCGGTGAGCTGACAGCAGGTGTCACGCAGCTCAGCACCGCTCAGGTCAACAAGATCGTCAACGATGCGGTCGTGGCAGGCAAAACGCTCAGCACACAGCTGACCAGCACGCTGCCGGCATTGGTGGCCGATCGGGTGGAGCGCTTTGTGCGGCTTGGCCTGTCGGACATTGGCGGCGAGGTGATTGCCACCTATCAAGACGCGGTCGTTCGCACGACCACCAACAACGTTGAGGCCATCCTGCGCACTGGTGTCCACGAGGTGGGTTCGGCTGCGCAACAGGCCATCTATGAGTTCGAGACCGACCCAGCGTGGCTTGGTGCGGAAGGCTTGGTCTGGACGGCGGTGCTGGATTCCAGCGTGTGCCCGATCTGCCTGAAGCTCGACGGCAAGCGGTTTCCGCCGGACTACCGCAAGGTGTCACCACACATGCAGTGCCGATGCTTCGTCGTGCCGTGGAAGTGGCGCAACGAGCAGATGGTCGATCCCAACGGCAACCCGGTGCCGACGCGTCGCCCAGCTGATGGCGATGGCGACACGCAGGCCTTGGACTTCAAGGTGGCGGCCAAGCAATGGGTCAAGGACAACCCGCAGACCGCGCAGGCCATCTTCGGCAAAAAGCTTGGTCAGAGCCTGGTCGACGGTGAGATCAGCTTCGACAAGGCCGTCAAGCTGTGGTCGGCACCGAAAAAGCCGCAGGCAAGTTAGCGCTAGGAGTGTGTCGCCATGCCAGTCACCATTGTTGCCACCGTTGGTTCGGCATCGGCCAACAGCTACCTCACGCTTGCTGAAGGCAACGACATCAGCAACAACTGTCTGGGCACCTTCCCCTGGCAGACGGCCACCGATGACAACAAGGCGCGGGCGCTGATCAATGCCACGCGCTACCTCAACGAACTGCGTTTCATTGGCGAGAAGGTCACCAAGACGCAGGCGCTGCTGTGGCCCCGCACCGATGCTGAATGCGGGGACTACTCCTTCTCAACGACCGAGATTCCAGGCCCGGTCAAGATGGCCTGCTTTGACATTGCTGACACCCTGCTCGGCAACGGCAACATCCTCAAGGTCACCGATACCACCTCAACCACGGAGTTGATCCCTGGTATCCCTAACAACCTGCTGCGCAAGGCCAAAATCGACGTGATTGATCTGGAGTTCATTCCACAGGGGGGAACCTCACAGCCGGCACGGATCAATATCCTCAACGTGTTGCCGCATGTCGGCACAACGCTGGGCTGTCTGTGTTTAAGCGGACCTTCAACTGGCTTTGGTCCTATTGGGATCAAACGAAGTTAGAGTAGGCCTATGCAAGTTGCAGAAGGCCAGCTCGCACTGTTTACGGTTCAAGTGGTTGAGCCGGTCAAACGTCGTGCTGAATCGCACCTTGCAAACCCACTGTCCCGTGAGGAGCAGCGGCGCATCGGTCGCCTGTATGCCGACAACATCGGGCTGATCAAGAGCTTCAGTGGCAAGCTCGCCCGCAAGTATGGGCACTGCATTGCGCGGGAAGACATCTTTTCCTGCGTCGACATGAGCTTCATCAAGGCAGCGCGAGCCTGGGATCCAAACAAGGGCCGTCTGTCCACCATCTTCTGGAGCTTTGCTCAAGGCGAGGTGCTGCACTACCTGCGCTCCAACAACTGGACGATCAAGGCCACGCACAAGGCGCGCATGCTCGGCAACCAGGCCCGCAAGCTGATGGCACTTGGTTGGGAGTCCGCGGCAGTCTGCAAGGAACTGGGCTGCAGCCGTCAAGACCTGAAGGATGCGCTGCTGGCCACCGCTGGCGTGGCGCATGACATCAAAGGGTTTGATCTGCACCAGTGCCCGCGCCCCACACCATGGGAAGTGCTGGAAGCGCAGGAAGAATCGGCTGAGAAGGCAAGTTAGGTCACACGACTAAACAGACCATGGCGACTGGCGCCTTCTTCGCGGCCCTCGGCTACCGCTTCTGGGTCAAAGCTGGCACCACCGCCAGCGCTGTGCCGACCGCCAGCACCGGCATGACTGAGGTGCTCAGTCTCCAAAATGCTGGCATCCAAGGCAGTTCTGATACGACTGAAGTCATTGACTACGGCAGCAGTCAAGGCTTTAAGGCGGCACTGGTGACAGGGCAGAGCTACACGATCCCGTGCACGATGAACCTGGACCTGAATGATGCCGGCTATGCGGTGCTCAAGCAGGCTGCACTGGATGCTGCCACTGGCGTGACGGTGCAGTGGTATCGGGAATCGCCGGAGATGAGTGCGACTGGCAGCCCTGAGAAGCATGCTGGCGTCGCCTTCGTCACCGACTTCTCTGAAGACATTCAGGCAGGTAATGTCGCCCAGGTGAGCTTTACGCTGACCGGCTACGGCGCCTATAGTTGGACCGCTGAGACAAACGTCTGAGCAATCTAGATCGGGTTTGACGGGGAGCGGCTGTGGTGGAGCAGCCGCTTTTTTTTGGGCTACAGACCGTTGTTGGCCAGTTTGCGCCACTCTGCGGCAAAGAAGCGATCAAGAGGCTGAGCAGCTAGCGCTGGCTTGATCCAATTACGCCCAGGCACCACGGTGCCGCGGGAGGTGGTGTAGCCAGTCAAGATCAACGGTGCATAGGGAAAGCCTTTGTCGCTCTTGGCATCCCAGGTGAAGCGCAGTTCTGTCGCACTGGGGCGATCGCGCCGCTGAGAGCGCAAGAACCCGCCGAGGTCCACAATGTCCCGCGGACTGCTGACGGTGGTCTTGTTGCGGCGTCGGGTGCTGCGCGGCCAGCTGAACTGCACCGTCTTGATCTCAGCCTTGAGCTGTTGATCCAGCACTTTGCCGTAGGTCGTCAGGATGATCGGCACGCGCAGTTTGAGCTGCGTCGCGTTCCAGCCGGTCAGCTTGAAGCTCGCGTTGACCTTGACTGCCATCAGTTCTGCAGATAGCGCGCAATGCGGATCTTGTCGCCCAGCACCCCTTGCAGGATGCTGCCGATGGTGCCGGTGCTGCCGTAGGGGAAACGGCTATTGATCACCTCACACTTGATCGCCCCTTGGCTGGAGAAGTTGACGGTGCCGGTGATGCCGGGCTTGATGCGGGCATCAAGGGCCTGTGGGTTGACCGCATAGCCCTCAAAGATCTCGACGTCGGCATCGACGCCCGGTAGGTCGGTCGTGGTCAAAGTGACCTGGCGCAGATAGAGACTGACTGTGACCGATTCGGTGGCCGGCAACACGTTGCCTGTTTTGGCATCAACGGTGGTGCCAACGGTGGGCAGCGTGAAGACTGCGGAGGCGTTGGCGAGGCCTGCAAGTGCTGAAGTCATGCCATAGGTTGCTGCGCGGCGGGCAACTTAAGGACACGTGAAGGCGGGTCGTGGCGGAGCAGCTGGGCAGTGCGGTCTTAACTGTCAGCGTTGACGACACGCAACTGCGGGCTGGGTTGCAGGCATCTCAGCAGTATGCGCAGCGTGCTGGTGAAGCCATCAGCCGTGCGTTTACCTCAGGGCCGGGCACCCTCACGTCGTTGAATATCAAGCTTCAAAGCCTGCAGAGTGAACTGCAGAATGTGCAGATCGGCACGCGACGCTTTCGGGAGCTGCGCTCAGAGATTGAACAGACCGAGCGTGCATTGAGCAAGGCTCAAGGCCTTTCGCAAGCTGGTCTCCTGGGTGGGTTAGCAACCGGCCTGGCTGGTCTAGGGATCGGGGCCACCGCGGTTGGATTCCTCAAGGGCTCCGTTGATGCCGCTGTTGAGCTGGAGTCCATCAGCAAAAAGCTCAGCAACACCTTGGGCGAGCAGGGTGCAGGCGGTGCCATTGCGTTCACCAAAGGGCTTAGCGATCAACTTGGCCTGAGCTTTAAGACCTTGGCCGGCAGCTTTGCCAGCTTTACTGCAGCCGCCTCTGCGGCCAACGTGCCGCTGCAGGTCCAAAAGGACTTGTTTGCAGCGGTGTCCAAGGCTGCGCAGCAGCTGGGCTTGAGCAACTACCAAATCAACGGCAGCCTTTTCGCCCTGCAGCAGATTGCATCGAAAGGCAACGTGCAGATGGAAGAGCTGCGCGGTCAGCTGGCGGAACGGCTGCCGATTGCGTTTGCGGCTGCTGCCCGTGGTCTCAGCCTGACGCAGCAGGAGCTGATCAAGCTGATTGAAGGCGGGAAGCTTTCAGCGCGGGAGTTTTTCCCGGCACTGACCAAAGGCCTCAACGAGCTGACCAAGGCATCAGAAGGTGCTCCCACAGCAGCGCAGAACTTTCAGAAGCTGCAAAACGCCTTTGACTCGCTGCAGGCCAGCTTTGGCACCAGCCTGCTGCCGACCGTGACCAACCAGGTCAAGAACCTAACCGCCGTGCTTGAAGGTGTTGGCGTTGTCCTAGCGGCCAACAAACTGGGCCTCGGCGGGGGCATCCTCGGCAACGCTTTTGGCGTTATCCCCATAGAAGGTGCTCAAGCTGTCGGCGCTCTAAAGGCTTTGCAAGCACAGTTCAACCTGACCGATCAGCAGGCCCGAGCCCTGTTCACCGATGCCATTGCTGCCGAAGGTGGCAAGTACAACCCGTTTGGCCAGTTGGTAATTGGCTCAAAAGAGTTTGACCAGGCACTGGCTTCCTTGACCGATCGTGCCATCAAATTCCGCGCCACCAACCGCGACCAAACCGGTGAGCTGCAGGCGCAGCAGGCAGAAGCTTCGCGGCTTCTAGAGATCGCCAAGGCCCGCGAGGAGGCCGAGAAGAAGATCCTGGTGCCAGCGCGTCAGGCGTTAGCCGATGCCCGCGCCATCCAAGGCCTGCAAGGTCTTGCCTTGGCTCAGGCGCAAGAGCAGCTGAAGATTGACCAGTTGCGCCGTACCGAGCGCCAAGCGATTGCCGACTACGACAAGAAGCTCTCCGGCTCTGGCTTCAACCGTGAGTCGCCGGCTGTCATCGAGGCGGCGGCCAAGGTGGAAGCAGCAGGCAATGCCGTGCAGGCGGCCCTGGTGGCCGGCAGCGACGCGCTGCAGCAAGCCTCCAAAGATGCAGCACAACGCTTCACCGATGCAGCACGGCAGCTGACCGAGGCCCAGCTGCAGCTCAGCTCGGTGCGTGCCAACCCAGAAGGCCTGAACCGTTTCCTGCGCCCTGATGAGCAGTTCCAGCGCGTGCGCAGTGCCATCCTCAGCCTCGGCCCTGAACTGCAAGCGGCCATCAAGCGCGGCCAAGAGCTGCTCAACAGCCAAGGTGTTGGCCTGGGCCGCCCCCTGTTTGAAGGGCTCAACAACATCCTCAACAATGCCCGCACCGGTCGGTTTGCCTCCACCGATGGGCTGAGCGAGATTCAGCAGTTCATCAAAGACGTCAATGCTGAGCGTGATGCCATCAGCGGTGTCAACAACGCCCAGAAGAACCTGCAGGACATCAACCTGGAGCTGACGCAGGTCAACAGCAGCTTGCGCGATCAGGTGCAGGCCCTAGTGGCCAAGCAGTGGCAAGTGACGGTCAACGTGCCAGGCGGCAGTGCCAGCGGTGATGTGATCGGCGTTGTCAACGGAGCTTTCTGATGACCGTCACGATCGGCACCTTCTCAACCAACGCGCTGACGGTGCAGCCGTTTGCCTATGAAGGCGAAGCGCGCACCGGCCTCACTGCCCGCACTTTTCGTGTGCAGGGCCTGCTGACCAGCAGCCAATGGCAAGCGCTGGTCAGTGAGTACAACAGCTGGCGCAACACGCGCATCACCGATGCCGACACCCTCAGCAGCGGCAGCACCGGCACCACGGTCAGCCTGACGATCACCAGCAGCAATGGCCTGAGCGTTAGCGGCTTGGCCTGTTGGTTCATTGATCCGCCTAGCGGTGAGCAGGCCGGGGCCTACATCAGTGCCAGCGTCAGCCTGGTCGATGCAGCCCAAGCGCTTGCGGTGCTGCTGCGCGAGCAGGAAAAAAGCCGCCAAGGCGCTGAAAGCAGCGTGCCCAGCCTCGGCACCCTCACCTTGACCCGCGCCAGTGGCACCAGCCCGGTCGTCACCTTGACCAAGCCGATGCTGACCCGCCAAGACGGTCCCAACGTGGCCCTAACGGCAACCGGCGTCAGCTATGTCACCGGTCCGCTGGCAGCGCACAAGCTGCGGCAGATTGAGGGCTATCTGACCACCGGCACCTTTGATGACGTGCTGGCTTGGTACGACGAAACCATTGCGGCAGTGCCGGCTGCCACCAGCTGGTTCCCGATCAGCGCACCCACGGCCAGCGCTGAAGTGATCATCAGCGGCGGTGCCAAGACCACCCGTTACACCGTGCAGCTCAACGCCCTGCAGATCATCTGATGGCCATTGACATCCGCGCCATTGTCAGCTGCAGCCTGGGCACGCTGATCAGTGCCTCAATCAACGACGACTACGTGCAGGGCACGGGGTTGATCAAATGCAAGGGCAGCTGTGAGATCAGCGGCACGATCACCCCGGCCATTGGCACGGCGGTCACCTTTACCTATGCGCAGAACGGCATCACGCGCACGGTGCCGCGCAAGTTGCGGGTGCTGTCGAGCTTTGCCGATCCGTTCCGCCGCACCACGCGGGTGGAGCTTGGCTGCAAGCTGACTTACCTGCAGGACCTGCAGGAGCCGGTGGACTGGGATGCGTTTGACGACCCGGACAACAGCACGCTGACCGCCAGCGATGCCCGCATTGTCACGATTCCGATCCGCGCCAAGAGCATCATGAACCAGTGCCTGAGCGCACTGGGGCTCAGTGCCAGCAGCAACCCGCTGACCAACAAGTTCAGCGTGGCGCAGTTTGACTTCAGCAGCGGCTACGTGCAGATCCTCAGCGATCTGCTGCAATCGGAGAGCTACTGCGGCTATCTGGACCGCAACGAGCTATTGCAGGTGTTCTCGCTGGATCAGCAGGGCGGCACTGGCCCAGTGCTGGACAGCAGCAAGATCATTGATTTGGGCTCGATTGGCGTTGGCCAGCTGCCGGGTGAGGCCGTCACCGTGAGCTACAGCACGCTCAAGCTCAAGCAGCCCGACAACAGCGATGAGCAGGCGATCAACTGGGAGCGCAGCGAGGTGGTCGGCCCTGTCAGCACCTACACCGTGCAGTACGGCGAGAATGCCAGCGCGACTTACACCGGCCAGGAAGTCACCACGACGATCACGAGCTACGACAAGCTCGACCTGAACTACTTCCAGGCCAAGCGCGGCAGCCAGACGCTGTTCTATTCGAAGGCACTGAACAGCCGCGAGGTCAAGACCACTGAAACCGTGACGACCACCAGCCCCAGCGTGGCTGGGGAAGAGAAGTACGCCAGCGAGCGTCTGGCCAATAACCTCAGCTACTACAACACGACGGTCACCTCGCGGATGGTCGTCACCAATTACACCTATTCGTTCACGACCGGCGAACAGGTGGCGTATGAGCAGCTGGAATACGAACCGCAGAGCTTTGCGATCTGCCGCCTCGGCATCCCCTTGGTGTTTGCAGGGAATCCAACCGCGTCAGCCGTCACGCTTAGCTCAGCGCTGCTGCTGGTGCGCAAGGTGGTCGAGACCAACGAAAAGGTTGGCGACTTCACCCGCACGGTGACCAGTGAGTATGTGTGGGGGCCGCGCTCTCAGCAGGGCAACCAAGGTGCAGCCGAGGCGGCGCAGTACATCGGCACGCTGGCCCAAGCGCAGAACTACATCGCCACGGCGCTGCAGGCCGGCTTGGTGCATGTCGGGACCACCGTGACCAGCACGCAGGTGGGCTTGGCTGACTACCAAGGTCGCCCCACCGGTGCCGGGCGCATCAACGGCCAATATGCCGACGGCGGTGACCCCAACAACGGCTGGCAAACCGAAAGCACCGCTGATCTGCAGCTGGCTTTAGGCAGTGCCACTGCACAGCGCCGGATTGAGTTCAGCATGACCTACGCGCCGGATGACGTGTTCTCCGGCCCCAGTGGCGGCCCGTTTACGGCGGTGGCCAGTGACGCAGAAGCCAAGGCCACGCGCTACGGCCGCAGCCAGAACCGCCTGCTGCTGGGCAACCGCAATGGCATGAACGTGCAGTGCGCTTCCAACCAGCTGCCGGAGGCGCCATTTGCACCGTTCTTTATCAGTGCCAATGGCCTGAGCGGGTTGTACCGCACCAATGGCATGAGTTGGCAGATGGACAGCAGCGGCATCCTGGTGAGCTGTGATGCGCTGTTCTGGGGTGCAGCCGGTGGCACTGGCACCTTCTGGTTCCCGGTGGCACCGGGCATCAGCACCCTGCCTGCCGCACCGACCGTGACCAACACGGCACCGACAGCTGTGATCGGCACCGTTGCCAGCGTGGGAGCCAACCCTCAGACCACGCTTAACGCGGCATTCCCGGCGGCGGTCAGTGGCAACGGCGTGCAGGATTTGAGCACTGACCAGTTCTGGACTTACAACGGCAGCGTCTGGACCAATGTGGGCACGACGCCAGGCTCGACGGCGACGGTGAGTGCCGTGGTGCCGGTTTGGAACGAGACGGCGCTGGTCACTGCGTCCAGCCGCAGCATGCTGGAGGTCACCAGCTTCGCTTACGCGCTCAATCTGCTAACCACAGCAGCACTTGGCAGCAGAACGCAGCTGAGCGCAAATGTCATCGTCAAAGTCGAGCCGCCCTCTGCAACGGTCACGCTGGCAGGCCACGCCCCTGCCTTGGCAATCGGTGCAGCAGTGATCGTGCCCCCCGCAACCATTGGCGTTGCCGCACTGACGCCGACAGTGGTGCAGAGCACTGTGGTCAATGTGCCGACCAGTGCACTAACCATGGCAGGGTTGGCATTGCAGCAAGCTGGCCCCGATGCTGCTGTCTTGGCTGTTCCTGCCGTCACAATTGCCATTACAGCCCTAACGCTTGAAAGTGCTGGGCCTGACTTTGAAACCTTCTTCAACAGCTTCCAGCGGCAGGTCTACGGCTGGGAGCAATTCATCTTCCCTGACTGGTGGGCGGACTAGCACCGGCAACCTTGAGCAAGAGGCGTGACGTATGGCAGCTCCTAATCTCAAGGCACCGACCACGATCACGGGCAAGACTGACGGCTATGCCGTGACCACGACGTTGGCAGCTGCGCTGACCAACAGTGCGGCCAGCGGCAAAGTGCTGAAGATCAACAGTGTTTACTGTGCCAACGTCGATGGTGCCGCGGCTGCCGACATTGATCTGAGCTACTACAACGGCACCACAGACTTCTATCTGGCAAAGACTATTAGCGTGCCGGCAGATGCCACGCAAATGCTAGTCAGCCGCGAGGCATACATCTACTTGGAAGAAGGCGACAGCCTCAGGGCTAAAGCCAGCGTCGCAGGTGATCTTGAACTGGTGATTGGCTACGAGGAGATCAGCTGATGCTCGGATTCAATGGCGGACTGCTAGGTGTTCGAAGGACTCCTAGTCAGACAGGCGCGTCTGGTATGTGGGTCATGAATGAGCAAAGCATTGCCAAGCGTGCCAACCTTTGGCCGCTTCCCTCGCTGCAAAGCAGCGTATTTGAACTTGATGCCCAATACTATGTAAGTGGTCAGACATTTGCAAACTCCGTCGCTGCCCCTGCTGACAGCTCAGCGCAAAGTGCGTATGACTTCTTTCTGGGCTCAACCAGCGGCGCCGCCTCAGATGACCCTGCATTTACCAGCGCTGGAAGCGCTAGCTACTTCTCCTTTGATGGCGGCGACTTTCTGACGCTGGCTGCCGGCGCTACATCAACGACGTTTCTCAAAGGTCTTCACAAAACTGGGGCCACCTTCAGCATTGAGGTTTGGTTCTACTACCCAGGTTCTGGTGCCGCTGGGTCTTCTTTCTTTGATAGTGGCACCAGCGATCAAGGGGGTTCCGATACCTCTCGCGGCATTATCTACACATGCACCGATCCGGCAGGCCAGCAACTACGTGTCAAGCAGGATTCCTCTGGCGTCAATGCGTTGACTCAAACCGCTAGTGCATCGTTCAGCACTGGCATCCACATGGCTGGCATCAGTTATGCGGCCAACGGCACCTCATTCTTCTATCGCGACGGCGCCTACGATCAGGTCTCTGGTAGCAACACATTCACCGCAACCCTGACTTCTGCAGGCACCAGCAACCCCGTCAACCCGCCACGGATTGGCACCAGAGGCGATGGCATCGTGGCATTTGTGCCAAACGGCACGCGGCTGTATCGCCTGGCGCTATACAACACGGCGCTTGCTAAGTCAGAGTTTGACTTGCTGTGGAGCACGCATAGCAGCCGGTTTCTTTGAGATCGTGCCATGAGGCGGGTTGCGGCAATCTAGGCAAAGCAAAAGCGTGCGATGGCGATCACCGTCAGCCTTTACAACCACACCGCAAGGCGTTTTGTAGACGGCAGCAACGCTGTCGCTGACACTTACAAAGTGAAGCTGCTGTCTGCCAATGCTGGCGGATTCGATGCTACTCATACTACGCTCGCTGCTGTTGGCGGTACCGAAGTCAGCAATGCAGGCTACACCGCAGGTGGTGCCACATTGGCCAACGTGACAGTGACAACCGTCACCACCAATGATGCCATGTTTGACGCTGACGATGTCAGCTGGACGGCCACCTCAGCTGCGTTGTCGGCTATTGCCGCTGTCATTTACAATGACACTGATGCCAGTGATCCGCCTTTGGCATATGTTGATTTTGGCGGAACGCAAACTGCGCAAGATGCAGCGCAATTTAAGCTTGTATGGAATGCAAGCGGTATCTTTTCCATCACAGTGAGCTGATTGATGGCCATTGCAACCACCATCAGCCAAAAGGAACTGCAGCGCCAAGCAGCCCTGGCTTTTGAAGGCAAGACTCTCTACGTGATGCTCTGCTCCGTTGGGGCAACTGGCTACACCGCCGAGAGCACTGTGGCCAACTGGCAGTCTGTTGAAAAAAGCGGCAACGGCTATGTGCGCTTCTCTGCTGTGATCGGCACCGGCTCCTACGACGCTGCCACCGGCACCTACAAACTGCCGGACATAGATGCGGCCTTTACCGCCACAGGCGGCGGCTACAGCTACGACCGCGTGGTGCTTTACATCTCCGGTCAGACCTACATCCACAGCCTGATCAGCGAAAGCCCCAACGTGACCCTCGCTGCCGGTCAAACCCAGACGTACCGCCTCAGCCTGCGGCAAGACGACTGATGAGCACGCAGATCAACGTCGTCGTTGGTCAGGCAGGACTCAGCGCACAGGCCAAGGCACAAACGGCTGCCAACCGTCAAGCCAAGCTGGAAGGCGATGCACAGGCCAGGGCAGTGGCGCTGGGTCAGCAGCAACGTGCTGTTCAGGCTGGTGATGAGTATGGGCTGATCCAGTCGCAACGCCGCCGCGACGAACCAACCGCGTTCCGTCAGGTCAGCACTGCTTTGGCCCACTGGTGGTGGTTCATTGATGCCCCGCTCACGACCACTCAGTACGGCGCGTTTGAAACGGGCCTCGGCACCCAGCTGCGCAATCAAGGCATCACAGCCAGCTTCCCGTCATTCCTTGGTGCAGGCTCCGGCAGTGACTGGGAGCAACCATTGCTGCCGTCGGTGCCGCTGGGCTTTACGCCCCCGCCGAGCGCAGGGCCTGTGATCACGTCCAGCAGCTACGACGCCCCTTCAGACACGACGGCCTATTTCGGCACGCATCAGTTCCGTCTGAACTGGAACATCCAGCACAACTACGACATGGTGGCACTGCCCTGTGGCAACGGTGCCGCGATCGTCGTGGTCTGCGATCGCTATGCCTGGTTCGCCAACAACTGCAGCATCGCCGTCCAGTTTTCCGAATCCGGCATTTATGGCCGCCAGCCAGCGCAGGCCAACACCTACTTCCGCGACAACAATGCCTTGCCATTTGGCTTCAGCACCACCCGCGGCGCCCATCGCGGGGTCAGCTGCTACGTCTGCAGCAACCGCAGCATCCGGCCCATCAGCACCCCGTCAGCGTTGAATCAGGTGCTGCTGCAGGCATGGCCGGAGCCGACCTTGACCGGCCAAGGTGTCGTGACCGACCGCTGGCTCAATAGCTTCCAGGTGCTCTACAGCTACGACTACTACGAGTTGCCGAACAACCTGACCGGCGTGTTCAGCACCGAAAGCTCGACGGTCAGTCAAGGCTTTTTAGGGCAAGAGGATGGCCAAGCAGCTGTTGGCAAGGGCTATTCCTGGACACCCAAGGTGTTTGAGGTGCTCAATGGCATTAGCCAGTTCATCAA